TGGCATTCAACGGTGTGATTACTACCGGTGGATTCTTGAGAGATCTTTCGATCTCACGAGCTCGATTCGCATGTAGTATAACATCGATTGGTATTCTGGCTACTAGAGGTTCACCTTTTTAGGTGGACATCTTCGGACATTCGTAAGAATGCCCGACACTTTGTTCTTCCGAACAAATGAGAATAGACAGAGTAAGGGAGATCCAGATTATATTGTGAGCAAAGCCCATAAAATAATGCAGGATCCCCTTGCATTACAGCAAGTCCGACCCCTTTAAGAGTCGGTACACCCTGTAATCTACCATCTCGAAAGATTCTTTTACAAAACTCGAAAGTTCCGTAGCCATAGAGAGATTTATCTCTATTGACTGGAATCTTTAGTAGCGTTAATAGCAATTCGTATTCATGTGCTACGTCTTTGCCGACGATGACAACGTCATCACCGACAACCGCGTAATTCCTAAAGAATCGAAACTTTCGTTTTGATCCTTTTCGTAAGTTACGAGAGAAGACAGTATGTGCAGCAAGCTGCACTAAAACATGATTACATAAAGCTAAAAGCGGAAAGGATGCATAAGCTCCCATTGGTTGTCCAGTACCATAACGGTACTGTTTACCACGAAAATAGAAAGATCTATCGACGAGTATTGATAACACATCATCAACGAATTGATGAGGATTATCGACAACGTGGGATTTAATGATAACATAAAGGATGCGTCTTATGAGATGCACCGGAATGGTGTCAGTTGCAGATGTTATGTCTGTACTTGAATACCATTTTCCACCGGTGCTATTTAGACTCATAAGATACTTGATACCAGCATGCTGATTAAAGGTAAAGTCAGTAGGTATAGACCTAACTAACTCCTCCAACATCTTGTGGAATGGCTGTAAGGCCATTTGTGAGTGGCAATCATAAATTGCTATTACCCTCGGTTTAGCCGAAGGACTCTCCACAACATGTAAGCGGGATTCAACTAATTTCTTAGAAGATTCCAGCTTATCAGCGTATTCGGAGCAAACATCGGGAAAGATAAGTTGTCTTTTCCAATGAACACTGACTCTTTGAATTGCTTCAAAGAGAGAAGTGTTTCTCCTTATCGCTAGCATATCCTTTATGTGGCTAGAAATAGCCTTCCCATTGGACCTAGCCTTCTGAAGTACTTGAATTGGAAATTCAAGGCCTTTAGCCCGTCGATTAGAATCGACGATAGGACTCATGGCATATGGACAATGCTTACCGCGACGGTAAGCAACTCCACTCTTATGCACACTTGTGAACTTAACAAAAGTGTCCGGATGAACCGGTAACATAAGCTGAGGGGTTTGAAATATATCAAACCAAGCAGTGCTTCGAGTATCCAA